TTAGCAATCTCAATGAGTTTTGCTGCTGTTCCCATTTCTGCCATAATTAATCCTTATCCCAATCTTCATCTACTTCTTGTTCTTCTGGCATTTGTGAATTATCTTTGCCAGCAGGAACTTCTTCTGTTACCGTTTCTTCAACAGACTCTTCTGTAGCGGCAGCAACAGGAGCGCTATTCTCCATTGCTTCTTTCATTTCTTGTGCACCGCTTTTACCAATGAGCAAACCAGCAAGGGTACCAGTAATAAATGTTGCTACTGATCCAAGCACATTAAAAAACATTTTATCATTTTCAGATTGTGCATTTACTGGTTGTGTTACAAATATAAGAGCATATAAAATGCCCAATGTTGTTGATAGGAGAATAACTCCAAGCATTATTCCTAATGCAAATTTTAATCTTGCATCTAACTCTGCAGACGTATATCTATTCTTACTCATTTGGTACTTCCTCCACTGTGCTCTCAGTATCTGTATTATTAAAAACATTTGCTCCAACTAAATCTTCTGGACATGCTCCTGCTACCTCACAAAGTGGTGGCTTGCAGTCTGGAGCATCCCAATTGGCTGGATCTTGGCAAGGATAGCGGTAGTGACCATCATAGCCACAACCAGTCAATATTAGCCCTAGAAGGGCAATTCCAATTATCCTTAGCATACCCACCATTATATCAGTTATTCTTTTTCTTCACGCAGTGGGATAGTGATTAGCCATAGGGCGATTGATATAACGGTTGCTATTCCTACCACTTGCTGGGCGGTACCTGTAAGGGTAAGCCAAGCAATAAAGAAGCCAAGTATAGTAAATACCTGAGCAATGCTCTCAATCAAAGCCTTTTTAAGCCATACCAAAAAGCCTTTTGCAGCCTTAAAAGATAGTGTGCCTATCTTTTTAATGATATTTTTTACCATGTCCATATTATAACCTCCTTAATGACATAACAGAACTAACTATATTTCCTACCAAAATAACAGGAATAACTACTTCCTGTACCTTTTCTCTTTGATCATCTGTCATATCTTTACCCCACTCAGATGGATTAAGCACCTTTTCTAAATCTATATTTGTTAATACCCCAATTGGGTCAGACAATAATGCTTCTGTATTCTCTTCAGTAATAGCATCTGCTAAAGTATATGGCATAGGAGCGTCTTGATTTTCCGCTGCTTTTTCTGCAAATGACTCTAATGCTTTTGCCACTGTTGGATTTGACTGTGCCAGTTCTGCAATTAATACAATTTCTTCAGCCTTAATACCTAAACTATCAGCAACTATTTCTTTTTGACTATCGGTTAGTTGTGCTAACAATTTTGCATCATTTTTACTAATCAAATTGTTTAGTTTATTTAATTCTTCTTCAGAAATAGCATTGCCTATGTTATTATTATTAGATGGATTATTATCAGAATTTTCAACAGGACTTGGATCTAGTTCAGGAGTTTCTGGTTCAACAACTGGAGATTGATCTATATCCTCTTCAGGAGATTCTGGTTCTGTCACAGGTTCCTCGTTCTCCGATGGCTCTTCTACTATTTCGGAATCTTCAGGCTCAGTGGCAGGATCTTCTGGAGTTTGTTCTTCTGTATCGTCAGGAAACCTTGGATCTTCAGGCGTAATAATTTCTGGCTCAACCTCTACATCTGGTTCTGGTAATGGCTCTTCTGTTGGTTCAGGATCTGGAGTAACTTCTGGTTCTGGAGTAACTTCTTCTACTGGAGCATCACCATTAATAGATGCAATTAAATTATTTAAGTCTGATATTTCTGATGCTAGTTGTGTAGCCTGTGCTACTTCCGCTTGTACTTCTTCAGGTGTCGCTGGTTCTTCCGTTGGAGTTGGCGTAGGCTCTGGTAATGGTTCTGCTTGAAGGGTTGGTAGTGGTTCTGCTGCCGATATTTGAGTAGCACCCCAAGCCTCTAAAGAAACAATAGATCCATCATGAAGTCTTACACCAGTTCTAAGATTATTATATTCTGGACCTTGATAACTATATGAAACTGCAAGATTGCCTGTATTAGTAATTGCAACTAAAATATTTACTGTACTTGGTTGTGCACCATAGTTACCAAATGGAACCATATTAAGATTCATTTGGAATCCACCTTCAGAATAATAAATATCTAAACCACTTGTTCCGCTTACCCCTGGAAACCAGTCCATTGAATACAGTGAAATTGAAGGGGTAGATGGATAGGTCCAATATGTTCCATCAGGCTGTCCAAATGTAATTACAGAATTAGTAGTTGCATATATATTAGAATATTGAACGCCATCAAATGTTATTGTAGTTGCTATTGGTATTTGATAAGAAACATCATCTCCAGAACAGGTGTCCATATGATGTACCGTCGGTTCTGCATCGCCTTCATATGCTGCTGCGATTGTTTGAGCCTGAATAGTATTTATACAAGTAGCATAAGCATTTTCTGGAAAACCGAAAAGACTTCCGAAAGTAATTCCCAACACTGCCATTATGCGTAGGAATTTTTTGTTTATGGGGCTTCTCCTATTTAATTATATAGATAAGCATATTATACCATTATAAAAGAAAAAGGCGCAGATTTCTCTGCGCCCTAGTCTTTAATTTGTTAATTACTTAACAAGTGCAACCTTGGCTTTTGGATTAGCCTTGTTCCACTTAGCAGCAAGTGCATTAAATGCTTTCTTCATTGCAGCAAGTGCAGCAGCATTATCAGCCTTTACTTTATCAAGTTCTACTTTTGCATCAACTGCAGCCTTCTCAGCAACAGCCTTTGCATCAGCAAGAGCCTTATCAGAAGCAACCTTAGCGGTTACTGCATCAGCCTTAAGTGTTACGATTTCTGCCTTAAGAGCAAGAATTTCTGCATCAGAAACAGCCTTAGCATCAGCAAGAGCCTTTGCGCCAGCAGCCTTCTCAGCAGCAAGTGCAGCATCAGCAGCAGCCTTAGCGGTTGCAGCAGCAGCCTTTTCAGCAGCAAGTGCAGCAGCAAGATCAACTGTTGAAACAATTGCAGATGCAGATGTTACTGCAGTAGCAAGAGTTGGAACAGCAGTTGGTGCTGTGATTGATACGCCAACAGCGGAAGATCCGCCAGTTGCTGGAAGTGTAACAATAGATGTGTACTTATTTGTTACAAGTGCATCCTGAACAGCAGAAGCAGCAGTTGCGTTGATTGCTGTAAATGTTGGAGCAGTTGCCTTTGCGTTACCAAAGATATCTGTTACAAGTGCTGTAGCAGTTACTGATCCACCAATATTTCCTGTTGCAGGAACTGAAAGTGAAACATTAAATGCTGGTCCAGCAATACCCTTTACATAAAGAGTTGTGCTTGCACCAAGTACAGATACTGTAACTGCAGAAGCAGCAGTGCTTGTTGTATAAAGATATGCAACAGCAGTTGTTGATGCTGGAGTTACTGTCAAAGAAGTTACACCAGAAGTGGTTGTAACTGTAGAACCAATTGCTGTAAGCAACTTGGTGTTTGCACCAGTTGTAGCAAAGGTTACTGGAGTTCCAGATGGAACGGTTGCAGTAAGAGTTAGAACCTCAGATGTTACGACAGCAGTATCGCTAATGACGTTGTCAAAAGGAACATTGATCGTAAGAGGTAATGCTGCAGAACCATCATCAGTAGCAACAGCCTTTGTTGTTACTGCTACAGATACTGTGTTGGCACTTGCAGGTGTTGCAACAATTGTGCCCAAAGTCATGGCTGCAACCAGACCAAGAGCGATCTTCTTAAATGAATTCATTTTTCTCCTTATAATTCATCGTATTTTTATATTAGTTTATATTCCCCAAGGTATTCTTGAACATCGTCAGGAATTTCCTTAGAATCCAATTCTACCATATCCCTTTGCTGCTTTGCAAATTGAGAGGCAGAAGACCAAGTATGAACCTCAATTTCAAGATTAGAGTCTCTACTTGTATGCGAGATTGCCCCGAATACCGCCCCACAAACGGCATCCGCTAAGTCCTTTGATTTCTTGCGTGGGTGATCTACACGATTATTTTTCATAATCTTTAGTTCACTCATTTCTTCAAGAAGCAAAGGAATCATAGGCATTGCAATTCTTTCTTCATATATCATCATTGCTAGGTCTTCATAGTGTTTTTTAGCAACAGAAACAGTATCAGTTTTTATTCCTACCGCCTTTAATTCCTGTTGAATATCAAAAGATTGCCAGCGGTCAAATGAAACTGTACCAATATTAAAACCTTCTCTGCGTAAATTCTGTATCCACTTTTTAACTTCAGATAAATCTACAGGACCTTCTACCTTTGGCTCCCACCATGCAACTGCATCTACTATAACAATAGGCGCAACCTGTTCGTAATCTTTAATTACCTGAATATTCACCCAACGTTCAACATGTGCAATAGCAACTGCACACTTGTCATGGCGCTGTGCTAAGTCAGCATGAACATAATAAACTTTTTCTGGGTCTGGTTTAAAGCCTGGATCAAATCTCCTGTGAGTATCCAGTGGATTTCTAAGTGTCATACATTTTTCTAATTTGTCTTTTTGTTTAAAGAATGAATCAGATGAATATGTTGGGGTACACAAGAAACGCATCATTGCGTCACCAATATCAGTTAAAAATGCAATCTTAAAATCATCAATTTTTCTAGTAGGATTTACTTCCCATGTAGGTCTTTTTAGGGCAAACATTCTAGG